AATCCTCTGGCTTGATACCTCAGTAACTGGCGTAGTCGGTCTCTCATCAGCGTACTTCACTGCTAAGGGTGACACGATTGTAGGAACTGGTTCAGGAACCTTTGCTACTCTTCCAGTTGGTTCTAACAACACTATCCTTACAGCTGACTCAACACAAACAGATGGTGTTAAGTGGACATCAACGCTTACAGCGCCAACAATTGCCTACTCAATTAACGCTCAAACAGGCGCTTACACAACTGCGTTAACAGATGCCGCAGCAATCATTACTGCAAACTCTGGTTCAGCCTTCACAATCTCGATCCCAACTAACGCATCAGTGGCCTATCCAGTAGGATCTTCAATCACGATTATACAAACTGGCGCAGGACAGGTTACAATTGCTGCTGTGACATCAGGTACAACAACGCTTAACTCAACGGGTGCTACCTCAGCTACTCCTAAGTTGAGGGCGCAGAACTCATCAGCTACCTGTATCAAGGTCGCTACAGATGTCTGGCAAGTAGTAGGAGATATCGTCTAATGCCAATTATCTTTGGAACAACGGCTTCGGGTGGAGATAACTTCTTCACCCCACAGCCGCCTACCATTGGCACATCTACTGACGTAGGCACCTCTCGTGCCTACAACAATGGCGCGGCTACTGTTACATTTACCCCTTCAACCTCTGGTGGTACAGCTACTAGCTTTACCGCTACATCTACGCCTGGGTCATTTACAGGCTCAGCAGCTTCTAGCCCAGTCACAGTGGCGGGTCTACAGAGCGCTACCTCTTATACATTTGCAGTTACCGCTACAGATGCGCAGGGCACATCTTCTGCCTCCTCCGCTTCTAACTCAATCACAGCAACGACTGTTCCACAAGCACCGACAATAGGTACAGTAACTGATGGCGGTACTGGGACTACAGTATCTATTCCTTTCACCGCCGGCGCTACTGGCGGTAAGACAATTTCTTCTTATTCTATTATCTCTTCACCAGCAACAACTACTCAAACAACATCTTCTAGCCCCTATACTTTTACCGGGTTAACTGCAGGCACCGCTTACACTTTCCAGGTAACCGCTACTAATGCAAATGGAACTAGCTCTTATTCAGCTGCTTCTAACGCAGTAACCCCAGTAGTACCTACTTCTTTCTACAACATTGCTACTCAAACACTTGGTAGCACTACATCAAGCGTTACATTCTCGTCTCTTCCATCAGGTTACACTTCATTCCAGATTAGGTCTATGGCGCAATTTAGCGGAACTGGAAACGCGAATACTGCAATTACTTTTAATGGTGACTCTTCTGCAAGTTACGGTTATCACCGATTAGTAGGTGGTGGGGGTACCACCTACGCAAACGGAACGGCTTCAGATACAGCAATTTATTATGTAGTTATAGCAGGTGGAAATGGTAACTACAATTCAAGCACTTTTAACGTGAGTGTTGTAGATATTATTGACCCACTTTCTACTACTAAAAATAAAGTACTTAGGGCTATTTCGGGTGGAGATAGCAATAATACAACATACGACCAAATAAATCTGTCTTCGGGAGTGTGGCTTAATACTTCTGCGATAACTTCTATCACCTTAAACTCAAATGGCTTCTCTTATCTTGCTGGTTCAACCTTTGCCCTTTACGGAGTGAAATAATATGGCTACTGCAACTTACGATTTAATCGCATCTCAAATACTTGCTTCCAATACTGTTTCAACTACTTTTTCTTCTATTACAAGTTCTTATACAGATTTACGTTTAGTTATTGCAAGTGCTGGTCTAGGTGGTAGTGATGGGGCATCTGTTAGAGTTAATGGAGATACTAGTAGCATTTATTCTGATACTTATATTGTCGGCATCCCTGGTGGAGTACATTACTCTACTGACCAAAATAATACATACTTTAACGTGACGCCTTATGGTGGAATTACTACGGCAAGCACACCTTTTTATATTCAAGTAGATTTTTTTAATTATTCTGGAAGTACTTATAAAACAATAATTTCAGAGGCTGCAGCAGATATGAACGGTACAACTTATTCCAACACTGCAAGGCTTGTAGGATTATGGAGAAACACGTCTGCTATTAACTCCATTACTGTTACTACTGCTTCTGGTGGCAATTATCACAAAACAGGTTCGGTGTTTTCTCTCTACGGAATAAAGGCTGCATAATGTCCACATACCAACTTATTTCATCTCAAGTTCTTGGCTCATCAGCCGCATCCGTTACTTTCTCGTCAATTCCGAGTACCTATAAGGATTTGGTGTTGCGATACAGCGCAAGAGGTGATGTAGCACAGTCAAGTCAACAAATAAAATTAAACACGGATACTGGAACAAACTATTCGGATACCTTTATGTCTGGGTCGGGAAGTACGGTTGCTTCAGGAAACGATACAAACGCTACTTATGGTTATGCGTATTACACTCAAGCACTTTCTAGTGCTACGGCAAATATTTTTGGTAATGCCGAAATATACATTCCTAATTATGCGGGTTCAACAAACAAAGCATTTTCTGTATTTGGTGCTGGTGAAAATAATGGAATAACTGCGTATATTGCTTCAACTGCAAATCTTTGGAGAAATACTGCTGCAATATCCTCTTTGACTTTAACGCCCAATTCAGGCAATTTTGTTACAGGCTCATCTTTCTATCTATACGGAATCTAAGGAGAAAAAATGACAGATACAACCCAAATCGCCGTGGAGGTATGCTGCTGTGGAAACTGCGCTGCAGAAGGCCACGAGCAGACTACTACTCGCCCACTAACCGCTGAAGAGATTGCTGCCAATGAAGCAGCAGCAGCAAAGGCGGCCGAAGATAAGGCAGCAGCAGAGGCTGAGGCTGCAGCAGTCGCTGCCGCTAAAGAGTCGGCTAATGCGAAGTTAAAGGCGCTTGGTTTATCAGATGCTGAGATTGCCGCCCTATCTAAGTAAAATCTGGGGCTATACACATACCCAAGTTTGTCATGCTATGCTAGTGCTCTAATTAAGGAGCACTACATGGCAAAAGTAGTAGACATTAAACCTGCACATAAGGTATTTACTTATAACGTTAATATGCTTATTCAAGTGCTTGCTGAGTCTGAGACAGAGGCTAAAGAAAAATTAGATAAAGAAGGTGGTTTTGTCTCCAAGCGCGAAGTCAATTTAGTGGCTAGCGCGCCTTTACATAACGAGTTCCCCTCCTAGTTTCGGGCGCCAAAAGGTTATAAATAAGGGATAATAAAAGCGTCCTTCCCCTAAGCCCAGTGAGGTTCAATGTCTCAGATTAAGTACTACGACACTGGCTCCAGTCAATGGATTGCAGCAATCGTAGGTGCGCAGGGCGCTCAAGGTACACAGGGTGTTCAGGGACTTGGTTATGCTCAGTTACAGGGCGTACAGGGCATTCAGGGCGTTACTGGCTCACAAGGAACCACAGGCTTACAAGGAATAACTGGCTCTCAAGGTACGCAGGGCTTACAGGGTCTGCAAGGTATTCAGGGAACAACTGGTATTCAGGGCTCACTTGGTACGCAGGGAACAACTGGTGCGCAAGGCTCTCAAGGCACAACTGGTGTCCAAGGACTTACTGGTTTTCAGGGTGTGCAAGGGCTACAAGGTATTCAGGGCTTTCAAGGAACTACAGGTATACAAGGCAACCTTGGTGTACAAGGTATTCAGGGATCTTACGCTTTTGACCCAACAGTTAGCTTCTTAATGCTGGGTGGGATGTAACTAAGCGCGGTTGTAATCATCCTCTAAGCGCACGATGTCATCTTCGCCTAGATAGTCACCAAGCTGTACCTCAATAAATACTAGATCCGACTCACCAAGATTCTGAATGCGGTGTGGGTCGCCCTTATCAATGTAAACAGCATCGCCAGTCTTAATGGCAGTCTCTTCACCTTCTAGAGTAATAAGGCCATGGCCTTCAACAATAGTCCAGTACTCAACGCGTTGCTCATGAGTCTGATACGAAAGTCGTTGAGCAGGCTTAACGACAATACGCTTTACTTTGTATGAACCATCTTCTGCTAGTACCTCGTAGGTACCCCAAGGGCGCTTTTCCATAGCGCAAGAATAGCAGAGTCGTGCGTAGTTACGCCAGGTATGTACAGGTCAGTGTTGTACACTTCAGGTATGAATTTGGTGCAACGTTCGGTACAAAATGGAGGTAAATTAGCCCCGCTTATCATTGAAAAGGGTTTGACCGAGGGCACGGGTCTAATGAACCCCTCCATCTTTATAGATGACGATGGCGACATCCTCTGCATCTTGCGCCACGTAAACTACACGCTATACCACTCTGAGCATATGCAGAAGTTCCCCTCTAAGTGGGGTCCTCTCTCTTACCTGCACCCAGAAAAAGACCAGCGCTTAGTCACAGTTAACTACCTTTGCCGCCTGGATAAAGACCTTAACATTACCGACTACTGCCGAATAGATACCTCTGATCTAGACGTGCCCGCAGTCTGGGAGTTTGTTGGCCAAGAGGATGCGCGCCTAGTCCAATGGGACGGAGACTATTACGCTATCGGTGTTCGCCGCGATACTAAAGAAAATGGCGAAGGTCGCATGGAGTACTCTAAACTAAAGATTGATAAGAAGAACTGGAGCGCTAAAGAAGTTAAGCGCGTTCGCATACCAGCACCAGGTAAAGATGATTCGTACTGTGAGAAGAACTGGTATCCCGTCTTAGATAAGCCTTATCACTTTGTTAAGTGGACTAGCCCGGCAGAGATTGTAAAGGCTGACCCAAAGAAGCCTAAGACTGAGGTCGCTATCCAGAAGACTAAGCGCGTGCCGCTATCTGATCAGCGTGGCGGCTCTCACCTAGTTACCTATGGCGATGTCTATCTATCAGTTACCCATGAGGTAGGGCTATTTAAGAACTATATTAACCAGAAGGACGGCTTCTATCGCCACCGCCTAATTGTCTGGGATAAAAAGTTTAATATCATTGGGGTATCTCCTCAAGAGTTTTCTTTCCTAGATGCGCGCATTGAGTTTGCCGCTGGAGCCGCCGTATTAGGTAAAGATCTACTTATCTCATTTGGATTTCAAGATAACTGCGCCTTTGTTCTGCGCGTTCCAGAGACTGTTGTAGAAGAGATGATTGAGGAGGCTAAGAACAGTGGACTCTATTAAATTTTTAATTGAGAGGGCTTCCTATCAACCATTTAATCCAGAGACAAACTTTTGGATTGGTGAAGAGTACCTAAAGATAGATCAAACAGCATCGGCTGTATCTTTCTATCTACGCGCTGCTGAGTACGGGCACGAGACCCACCCCAACATTGTTTACACATCTTTGTTAAGAATCGCCCTCTGTTTTGATAAACAGCAAGGACGCGGGCATAGCAGCGCTACTTCTATTCTTCAAGCCATCTCTTATCTACCTAACAGACCAGAGGCTTACTTTTATCTCTCACGATATAACGAGCGCATCGGTAACTGGCAAGAGGCCTATACTTTTGCAGAGATTGGGCTTACTCATGCTGGCCGACAAGAACCACTGCCTGTAGATGTTGAATACCCAGGAGAGTATGCCTTGCTCTTTGAGAAAGCCGTAAGCGGTTGGTGGCTTGGGCGCAAAGATGAAAGCAAAGATATCTTTACTGATCTACTAGAAAACCATCCTATCTCTGATGCTTATAAAAAAGGCATCGAGGGTAATCTCAAGCATGTATAAGGAGAAAGCATGATCCCGCACGCAGTTCACCATAAGCCAGTAGAGATAAGCAGCAGGGTCTTCTTTGACATCGGCGCTAATAAAGGAGAGGCTACTTGGGCGGCTCTTTTCCTCAAGGGCTTTACTAATGTAATCGCGCTAGAGCCAGCGCCTAAAGTATTTTATCAACTAGTCTTTAATTATAAAGATGACCCTAGAGTAATTCCATATCGTTTAGCGGCATCCAGCACTACTGGTGATGTAGTTGACTTTTATGAGTGCGTTGAGGATGGGTTATCTACTCTTAATGAAGAGTGGCTCACCGGAGATTCTTACAGATATAAGGGAAAGAAGTACGAGACTATCAAGGCAACCACAGTAAAGCTTGACGACCTTATCTATGAGTACGGCACCCCTGAGTTAATTAAAATCGATGTTGAGGGCGGAGAAGATCTAGTCTTTGCTGGCTATACGGGCAAAGCCCCTAAGATATGTTTTGAGTGGACATTAGAGGATGTACCAAAACACATTAAGCAGTTAGAGCGCCTAAGCATGGTCAACGGCTACACAGAGTTTGCGCTTCAATATATTGAGCATCACCTTGATGAGCCTACAGAATATCGTCCAATTACTACGGCTAGAGACCTACCTAAGTGGATCGAAGAAACCGCGCCTGCATGGGAAAATGGGGGCTGGAAGGCGGCTGGACTGCGATCATCAGCAGATGTAGGAATGATTTGGGTACGCTAGTTTAGCCATACAAACGGGGTGCTAATAGGGATAATTTCTTTATAACCTTTAAAGGAGTCCCATGGCAACCGCTTATAAAGTCTTGGCTCAAGCCAACCCATCTGCTACAACAGAGACAACCCTTTACTCGCCAAGCGGATCAGCCGCTGCCGTAGTCTCTACCCTAACTATCTGTAACCAGGCTAACTCTCCAGCCACTTACCGCATCGCTGTATGGCCAAATGGAACATCCTCTTCAGTCGCTAAGAGCTGGATTGTTTACGGAGCAACAGTAAACGCCAACGATACAACTGCGCTAACTCTTGGACTTACCCTAGAAAACGGAGCTACCCTCCGCGTCTACGCCTCTTCAGCTAACTTGTCCTTCAATGCGTTTGGGTCAGAAATCTCGTAATGTCAATTTCTACAGCTAATACCTCTGCAGCGAATCAATATAGATATCGCTATGTAGCCACGGGCGGAGAGACCTCTGTCTCTGGCGTGGACGCTAATGGTGCAACTATCTCTTACCTTGTAGGTAAAGAGCAGGTTTACTATAACGGCGCCCTTTTAGTGCGTGGTCAAGACTACACAGCCACTGATGGCGCAACTATTGGCTCTCTAGCCGCCCTTAAAGCGGGAGATACCCTAGAGCTAATTACCTTCTCCGCCTTTAACTTGGCGACTATCTCTGGCGCAACGATCACCGCATCAACTATTACCTATGCCATTAACGCCCAAACATCTTCATATACAGCCGTCCTAAATGACGGAGGCGCGGTTGTAACTATGACAAGCGCCAGCGCTAATACTTTTTCAATTCCCACCAATAGTTCAGTGGGATTTCCTGTGGGTTCTTCCATTACTATTATCCAAGCGGGAACTGGACAGACAACCATTCAGGCGGTCACATCCGGAACCACAACTGTAGCTTCAACTGCAGCTACTGCAAGCGCGCCTAAACTACGCGCCCAGTACTCAACAGCTACAGTATTAAAGATAGCAACAGACACCTGGTATGTCTTTGGAGACATCCTCTAGTGGAGGTAAGTAGATGACATCAGCTCGTTCCGAGGCAGCCTTAATTGATGCCTTAACTACTAAAGGCGACCTCATTGCCGCGTCTGCTGCGCAGACCCCAGTAACTTTTGGAGTCGGTACTTCAAGCAATGGAACAAATGGAACGTATGCACAAGATCTTCTTGTGGATTCCTCAACAAGTACAGGTCTTCGTTGGGGCGATGACAATCTAATCCTTACTACGATGGGAGCCCTACTCTAATGGCCGTATCAGCGAAAACCCTCTTTAGAGGAGCAGCCACAACCACTACAACTACTACGTTGTACACAGTGCCTACTACCTCTACCACCACAGTTGTTACTAACATTGCGGTAACTAATACCGCAGGTACTGCTGGAACATTTACCCTTACTATTGACGGTACCGACTTACATACCGCTACAGCAATTGCTGCAAGTACAACAGTGTATATTGACTGCAAGCAGGTAATTCCTGCTAATGCAACACCAAAGACTATCAAAGGTGGCGCATCTGCTACCTCAATTAACCTCCATATCAGTGGGGTGGAAATCGCATAATGGCTACAAATGTAGTTCCTGCCGCCGGCGGTGGGTCACTTTCTTATTCAACGCCAACTCTTAATCAAGTTATCCCCGCTGGCTTAACACTTCGCAATACTTATACAAGTTCAGCATCAGGTTTAACTTGGACGACAACCCCTGTTTTTGCCGTTGTTATTGGTGGTGGCGGTGGCGGTCAGGCTAATGCGTCTGGTGGTAGTGGTGGGGGTGCCGTTGTAATGGGATGGTGCTATCCAACTTCATTCGTGACCGTTGGCTCAGGCGGCTCATATGGTGATGGGGGTTATTCTTATTTCGGCGGACTTCTCGCTATGGGTGGAAATGGTTATGCTTACACAACAGTTGCCGTAGGCGCAGGTGCTAGTGGGGCATCAGCCATAAGTTCGACCCTTAATTACAATTTGAATACTTTGAGTTTTCTTACTTCCATCCCCGGTGCAGGTGGGCCAATAGGTAGAAATGGAACAAGTGGGGGCGGTGGTGGATATATCAATCAAACTCCTTATGTAACTAACCCTAATGGCGGAAATGGTCTTGTTGGCGGTGGTGGGGGTTTTTCATCCGATGGTGGCACTACTCCTGCTTACGCGGGTACCGGGGGATCAGGTATCGGCGGATCAGGCGGTACAAGTTATGTTTCGGGAGCGATCAATGTGCTTGGCGGTGGGGGTGCCGGATGGCTTGCCGCAGGTGGTAATGCCACATCATCAGTTGCCGGAAACGGTGGATCAGGTGGCGGTGGGGCAGGTAATAGCAATCAAAATCCCGGAACCGGTGGCAACGGCGCAGTTTTAATTTACTACTAAGGAGATATAAAAATGGGTTTAAGTCAAGTACCGGCGGCTTCGTCTGCGGTTTCGCCATATATTCCTACGCTCATCCCTAATACTCCACCAACAGGTTTTACTTTGCGTACAACAATTTCAACTGCCGGTGCGGGAACTTGGACATATCCCGGTGGTGGATTAACTTATATTTGGGTTCTATGTATCGGTGGCGGTGGTGCAGGCGCTGGCAATAGCGGTAGCAATTCTATACCATTAGGCGGCGGCGGTGGTGGTGGTGTTCAAATGGGATTACTACAAGTTTCATCTAATCAAAGTTATTATGTAGGGGCTGGCGGCCAGATAAACACAAACGCTTACGCATACGCAGGTGGACAAACTTCGTTTGGCAATGTTGGTTCAGGAAGTAGTGTAATAAACGCAGGTGGTGGAGCAGGTGCGGGAATATTTTCTTATAACGCCAGTAATAACTTTGCATTAAGTGGTCTTACCTTTAGCCAAGCGGGAGCAGGGGGCGGCCAGGCCGGAAACTTTACTTATACAACTCCGGGATCTGTTAATGGAACTACTTTTGGTGGTGGAATGAATGAGAACGGTTATGGCAATTCTGGATTTGGATATGCTGGCGGTGGCGGAAGGACAACCAGTCAATACATTAGCAACGCATTAAGCACAACAAAAACTCCAGGAGCAAGTGGTCTTTATACTGCGGGCGGTGGGGGCGGCGGTAATGGAAGTGTGGGGCAAGCGGGTGGTTCTTCGGTTTTGAGTGGTTATGGCGGTGGAGCGGGAAGCAGTTCAAGTGCTTATGCGGGCGGCGGGGGTGCCGGATATCTAGGTGCAGGTTCCGTGGGTAACGGCAGCGTTGGTGGTGCAGGTGGCGCAGGTGGCGGTGGCGGTGGTGCAGGTGGTGGCGTTTTTGGCAGTTCAACTAATGGTGGTGCCGGCGGCGTTGGTTGTATTCAAATTTGGTACTAAGGAGAAATAGATGCCTAGATTTTCAGTAATAGATGATCACGGATGGGTCGTTGGCACTTTACTTGCCGATAATGCTCAAATCGCTAGTGATTGCTTTAATGGCTTAACGGCTATTGACACAACAAACGAAGTACGGAATCCTTATCACGGATCTCAATATGTCGATGGCGCGTGGGTATTCCCACCATTATTAGAAGAAGGAGTAACAAATGCCTAATTACGATTACAAATGTGATGTATGCGGACACAAATATAACGAAGTCCGAGATATTGACCACCCACAATGGTACACAAAATGCCCTGTCGCTAACTGCGAAGGGTCTCTCGAAGAAGTAAAGTAGCGGTATGGCTACTCAATACCTCTATTTGTTTATAGACGGTTTGATTGGTCAGGCTACTTTTAAGTTACCCTAGGAGTGTAAATTGAGTATTCGTCACGCTAGTGAAGAGGGCTTCAGTTTTCCTCCTGGAAGTAAGCTTGAGCGCGGAAGCTCTATTTCGCGCCCAGAGTTTAAGATTAGAGACGTACCAGATGCGCCTAGCGCGCCTTCTGCTGTAGATGTAGGCACTGGCCGCGCTCTTAATAATGGCGCGGCTACAGTCTCATTTACCCCAGCCCCTACAGGCGGCGCAGCCACTTCTTATACAGTTACATCTAGCCCTGGATCATTTACGGGCACTGGCGCCTCTTCTCCTGTTACCGTTACAGGGCTTGCAAGCGCGACCTCTTATACATTCTCTGTAACCGCAACTAATACAACTGGTTCTTCTGGATCATCTGGCGCCAGTGGATCTATTACTGCAACTACTGTCCCAGGCGCGCCTACAGTAGGTACTCCAACAGTACCAACAGGTCAAGCATATGGATCTAACGCTAACGTATCTGTTCCATTTACCGCACCCACTGCTTCGGGCGGTAAAGCTATTACCTCTTATACAGTAACCTCATCAAGCGGTAATACTGGATCTGGATCTTCTTCTCCTATTACAGTATCTGATGTAGTAGGAACTGCTAGAACTTATACAGTAACCGCAACTAATGCTAACGGTACTGGCAGCGCTTCTTCTGCATCTTCTTCTGCTACTCCAACTACAGTCCCACAAGCACCTACTATTGGTACTGCTTCTGGTGGAACTTCTGGTGTTGTATCAGTGCCATTTACTGCGGGAGCTACTGGTGGTTCAACCATTACTGGTTATACAGCTATATCTTCTTCTGGTCGTACAGGAACTGGTGCGTCTTCTCCTATTACTGTTACTGAGACTGTTGCTGGCTCTTATACGTACACAGTTACCGCTACAAATGCTAATGGAACTTCGGCTGCATCTTCAGCAAGTAACTCAGTTACATCAACGTTTGTTGTTTCATCAGTTAACTTTCTTGTCGTTGCTGGTGGCGGAGCAGGCGGCTCTGGTGATGGAGTAGGTGACAATCAAGCAGGTGGTGGAGGTGGTGCTGGCGGCCTAAGAACATCTGCAGGACCATCAGGAGGAGGCGCATCTGCTGAATCGGCATTTTCTATTTCTGCGGGTACTCCTTACACATTAACGGTAGGCGGAGGCGGTGCTGCAAACGGCTCAGGTGCTGGTGGTGTTGGGGGAAATGGTAGTTCTTCTGTTTTTGCTACTATTACTACAGTTGGTGGGGGTGGTGGAGGTTACAACACAACTAGCCCTCTTAGTGGTGGTTCAGGCGGAGGAGCGGCAGGACCCTCAACAAAAAGCGGAGCAAATGGAACTTCTAATCAAGGTTATGCTGGAGGCAATGGAAACGCGACACACTACGCTGCTCAAGGTGGAGGCGGCGCAGGGGGTGCTGGAGTAAACGGGGCGGCCGACTCAAGCCACGTAGGAACTGCAGGCGGTGCTGGTGTCTCAAGTTCTATTTCTGGAACAGCAAAGTATTATGCTGGTGGCGGTGGAGGTGCTGCTTACGGTGGCACAGTTGGTGGTGCTGGTGGTTCTGGCATAGGCGGAACTGGAGCGACAATTAGTGTATACCCTGGAGGAACAGGAGCAGGAAATACTGGTTCTGGGGGTGGTGGAGGTCAAGACGACCCTAATAACCACAATAACATGGGTGGAAATGGTGGTTCTGGAGTAGTAATTATTTCTTACCCAAATACATACGCAAATATTACAACTATTGGTGCTGGTTTAACTTACACTGTTGCTAATACTGGCGGTAATAAAGTTTATACATTTACAAATGGAAGCGATACGGTGACATTCTAATGGCACATTACGCCTTCTTAGATAAAGACAACATAGTTACAGAGGTCATTACTGGGCGTAATGAACATGAGGTTGTAGATGGCATTTCTGATTGGGAAACCTATTACGGCAACTTCCGTGGGCAGAAGTGCGTTCGCACATCCTACAACGGTAATATTCGTAAGAATTACGCTGGCATTGGTTTTACCTATGATGAAAGCCGTGATGCGTTTATCCCACCAAAACCAGAAGGTAATTGGGCTCTTAATGAAGAGACTTGCCTGTGGGAAGAAGTTAAATGAGTCGCGCGTATACCCCTGGTGGCAGATTTACATCTGACTTTGAGCGCGGCTCTATCTCCACAGGTATTACTAACGACCTCACTAACCCTGTAGGAACCCATGCCGAGTGGTGGATCTATAACCCAACTGATACCGCCGTAGACCCTATCTATGATGTGGGCGACTCTTACTACAACGGCTCAGGCGGAAAGATGTGGACCGGCCCTTACCAGATCCAGATCATTCGCTCAATCATCAAGCAGGGCGATACCAAGATTAGCCAGCAGGGTTTCTATAACGCTGACTATCTCCACCTAACCATTAACGCGCTAGATATTGAGAAGATAGCGCCAGGAACTATGGCAAACCCAGACTCCCGCGACCGCGACCGTATTGTCTGGAAAGGCGAAGTATTCCGCCCCTATAAGTCCCAACAAGAAGGTATTATTAGTGAGGACTTCATCCTTCTAACTGTTGACCTAGTTCAGGTTCAACCAGAAGAGATGCAGAACGATGTACAATTCTCTCAGTACGCTAACTAAGGAGCCACATGGCACTCACACACTCGGTTGTTACGCTTAATGCCTCAACCGCAACCCTACTTAACAATGACCCTGCGGTTACTGTTGGCCCAGAAGTTCGTAACACCTGGCAGTATGGAAGCATCTCTATTCAGAACACAGACGCATCTATTGTTGTCTATGTAGGCGCCTCTGGCGTTACCTCCACTTCTTATGGCGTATCACTTGCCGCTGGCGCTTCAATTACCCTTGATAGCCTCAGCCCAGAAGAAAAAATCTATGCAATTGCAGCATCTGGCAGCCCTAAAGTTGCAGTATTGATGGTTACAACTGCATGAGCATCCGCGTGACTAAAAAGGGTGAGGCTATCTCTATCAAGTCCTCATCTAAGAAGTCAACCAAGATTGTTATTAAGAAGCCATAATGCCATTTAAGAGCCGTGCCCAGGAGAAGTGGATGTATGCCACTCACCCTAAGATGGCGCGCCAATGGCAGAAAGAAACACCAAAAGGAAAACTACCCGAGAAGGTAAAGGATAAAAAAGATGGCAAATAAAGAACAAAAAGGAAACGCCAACCAGAAGAAAGAGCCAAAGATGACTCTTAAAGAGAAGCGCGCCGCAAAGCAAGCAAAGAAGGATAAATAATGGCTAAGGCAAAACTAGGTTCAGGAGCACGTTTTAAGGCTGTAGAGAAGGCTGCCGCTAAGAGCGGTGCCACAGATCCAGCCGCAGTTGCCGCTGCAGCAGGCCGTAAGAAGTATGGTCAGAAGAAGATGACCAAGCTTGCTGTTAAGGGTAAGAAAGACGAGAAGAAGTAATGGCTAAAGAAAAACCTCTTTGGGATAAGAAAGACCCAGACGGTGGTAAGCATAGTAAACTAAGTAAGAGCCAGAAGGCCTCAGCCCGTGCTAAAGCCAAAGCCGCTGGTCGCCCATACCCAAATGCGGTTGACAACATCGCAGCCGCCCGTAAGAAAAAAGGTAAGTAATATGTGCATGACTTGTGGATGCAAGAAGAAAAAGGGTGAAGCCGGATACGGCAAGGGAAAGAGCATGTCCCCTAAGCAGAAGAAGATTGCTTCAGCTGCTGCCCCAAAAGATAAGATCACCGGAGCTGACTTCAAGGCTCTTAAGAAGAAGGGTAAGTAAATGTGCGCTAAGTGTGGCTGTGGATGTAAGGCTGGCAAGCCAGCAGCAGGTTGCAAGTGCACCTGTGCTACCTGTAAGTCAGCACGTATGAAGGCTGATAAGAAGTCTGACGCTAAAATTGAAAAGGGTATGAACCCTAAGCAGAAGGCGGCTTTTGAGAAGGCTGATAAGAAGATGGATAAGAAGAACCCATCTGCTAAAGCCGATATGAAGATGGACAAGGCGTTGGCCAAGAAGGTCAAAAAGAAGTAAGCACTTAGCGCCCGCAAGGGCGCTTTTTGCTTTACCCTTATAGTAATCCCGTGCGGGATTAATGCTTCACCTCTGCGATGTACTTTGCTGCTCCCCTAGGAGATTACTTATGGCTGACAAAGATAAGGTCGATAAGCCTTCGGACATTGAGTTCGCCAAGGCTATTACCCAACATATTCCAGAACCTAACTGGGATGTCGCAGATGTCGTAAGTGCAGCATACATCGGATATAAGGTGATTCAGCGTGCTAATAAGCGCAAGTAGCATTGAATCTATCTCTCGTAAAGCGGTAGATGAGCTTTTGCCTCCCCTTACTGAGCAGCTACGTCTTCTAGCCTCAACCTCACAGTGGCCTAAGCACATCGTTGATAGCATCAGCGTTGAGTGCGATAGAGACTTTAATCTGTATGTTCACTACCCAGAAGAACTCACTACAGAGGTAGAAGACCTTGAGTATGGCGGCCCTGGCCAAATGCCTAACGCAGCTATCCGTCCATTTATCTCTCGCTCAGAGGGTGTTATAGCCACAGTTCTTTCTGAGAAGACAATCAATAACCTCTTTCCAGAGATGGGGATAATGTGACAACCACCTATCCATTTGTACTTGCTGAAGACTCCGCGCTAAAAACTCACCTTAACGGCATCACCGTCTCAGACGATAAGAGCAATAGCCGACCTGTAAAGGTATGGTACGGCTTCCCTGACGTTGAAGTCAGAGATCAGTCATTCCCGTACATCACTATTGATTTGATCGATATCTTGCCTGCTAACGAGCGCCAGACATATGGATTTATTACAGACACAGATAACTTGGGAACAGTTACCCCTGATCCAAACTACGTCTATACAAATCAGATCCCTGTGGCTTACGACCTTATTTATCAGATCACTTCGTTCTCACGCCACCCGCGCCATGATAGATCAATCATCTATCAGCTAATGACTAAGTTTCCATCAAAGTACAGCCGCCTAAAAGTGTATACGCCAGATGGTACTGGCTTCACAATTAGGTCTATGTTCGTTGATGGATTTGTAAAGAGAGACACAGTTGAAGGCGAAACCGGAAACCGCCGTCTCTTAAGAAACGTCTACACGGTACGAGTTGTAAGTCAGATGACCCCAGATGTAGCTAATGCTGTGGCCACAAAGCTCGTATCTACTGTACAAGTCAACAACACTACTTCGTCTATCCCGTCCGGTATAACACCTGTCCCACCAATCGTAATTCATTCTTAATTAATAAGGAGACACTCTAATGACAACATATGCACGTCCCGGGGTATACGTTCAAGAGACGTTGAACCCAATTCAGCCAATTGCTGGAGCATCTGCTAACACAGTCGCTGCTCTTATTGGTGCTGCTGACCGCGGCCCAACTACACCTACGCTAGTAACCTCTTGGAGCCAGTACGTAAATCTATTTGGTTCTTGGAATACTAACGCATCTAATGCCCTCCCACTCGGTGCTTATATGTACTTTGCTAACGGTGGAAACCAGGCTTATATCCTTCGTGTTCCAGGCGCTACTGCAGCCGCTGCTACACGCTCATTTAATGATACTGCTGGAACTCCTCAGCCAACACTTCGCCTAAACGCAAAAAACGTTGGTTCATGGGGTAACACACTTAACGTATCTATTACCGCCTCAACTGTTACAGGTTACTTCAATATTATTGTGTACCTTGGTGGAAACACCGCTGGATACATTGTTGAGCAGTGGACAGACGTAACAATGAACTCTGCAGATAGCCGTTATGCAGTTACTGTTATCAACAATAACTCAACATACTTGACAGCTACTGACCTTGCTTCAACCACAACTGCTCCAGCCAACAACCCAGCTATTGTATCTAATCAGTCACTCAGCACTGGTTCAGATGGCTCAGCGGTAACTGGATCAACAATTGTTTCTTATGCGTTTGGTAGCCCAAGCCCATTTGACACAATTACCCAGTCTTTGCTTATTAACATCCCAAGCTACACAGACGCCACAACTGTTAACGCAGCTATCTCATACGCGTCCTCAACTCGTACGGACGGCTTTGTTGTTGTCGATGGCATTAATGACACAGCAGCTAACCAGTTAACATTAGCAGCTAGCTACACAGCAACTTCACAGGCAGCCGTTTACTACCCACAGGTAACAATCGCTGACCCTACAGTTACTGTAGGTGCGCCTGCAGGAGCAACTAAGACACTTGGTGCTGGAGCAGCGGTTGCTGGTCTCTATGCACTAACTGATGCAAGCCGCGGAGTATTTAAGGCCCCAGCTGGTCTTCAATCACGCCTTGCAGGGGTTGTATCTGTACCTGCTCTAAGCAATGCTGATCTTGACTCTCTTAACTCAGCAGCGGCCCCAGTTAACGCTATCCGCTACATCCCAGGTTCTGGAATCGTAGTATTTGGCGCCCGCACATTGAAGCCAGGATATGTAGACAAATATGTACCAGTACGTCGTAGCCTTATCTACATTGAGAAGAGCTTGACTGATCTCACACGCTTTGCAATCTTTGAGCCAAATGACTACCGTCTCTGGGCTCGTTTGAATGCGGCATGCAGCACATTCTTAACAACCTTCTGGTCACAGGGCGGTCTCGCAGGAGCTTCTCCAGCATCAGCGTATTTTGTTAAGTGTGACAGCACTAACAACCCACAGTCATCTATTGATAATGGGTATGTAAATATTCAGGTTGGTGTTGCGTTGCAGCGCCCAGCTGAATTTGTAGTTATCAATATTGGCCAATACAACGGCGGCACCACCGTCACAATCGCGTAAGGAGATAGACCATGGCTAATCTAAGCACGTTCAACTCAACACTTGCCACAGATCCGCTACGCTCGTTTCGGTTCCGTGCAACCTTCTCTGCGGCTCAAGATGCAGTGTTTGATGAAAGAATCAAGACAGGAACTACAGGTGGATGGACCGGTGGTTTTACAAACATCAGCGGTCTTCAGACCAACGTTCAGAGCATTCAGTACCGTGAAGGTGGCTACAACACCACTGTTCACCAGATGCCTGGCATGACCACTTTCACACCAGTAACCTTCACTCGTGGAGTTATTGTTGGAAATGACCAAGCAATTACTTGGATGCGCGGACTCTTCTCAGCGGCTTCTGGTTTGGGCCTAAATAACCCAGCAGTAACCAACAAGGGTTTCCGTTTGAACATCAATATCTATGTAAACCAGCACCCAACAACCGATGATCTATCTACCTCAAACGACGCTGATCAGATGGTATTTAGACTACATAACGCCTGGATCACAGGTCTAAGTTATACAGATCTAGATGCTACAAACGGAGCAATTTTGTTTGAGACAATGCAGGTAGTCCATGAGGGTATCTCAGTTGGATTTACTAGCGCAGATGGATCATTGGTTAACGGTTACGGGGCTTCCCCAGTAGCAATCGATAAGTTCTAAAATAAACTAAGGAGAATAATTCGTGTCACAAGTAATTACCGATGCAGAACTCGTAAACAAGTTTGCTCAGCAGGCAATGGAGGAGCCGGAACAGGTCATTGAGACCAAGGCTCCTCCAGGACCTGAGGTAGAACTGCCTGGAGGCTTTATTGATAAAGGCGCTCTAGTAACTACCGTAGAAGTGCGTGAGCTAAACGGATTAGATGAAGAAGCAATTGCTAAAGCATCTAATACTGGTAAGGCCCTTAACGTCCTTCTACAACGTGGTCTTGTAAAGATCGGATCACGGCCAGCAACTCAAGAGGACCTAGACCTCTTTCTTTCTGGTGATAGGGACGCAGTTTTAATCGGTATCCGTAGAATTACCTTTGGTGAGACCCTAGATGTAACGGCGTCTTGCCCTAACTGCGGTGTCAAACAAGCGGTATCAATTGACCTAAAAGACGATATCCCAGTAACAACTTTAAAGGACCCTGTTGCAGATAGAACTTGGCAGATAAAGCTTAAGAAGAACGTTGTAACTGTGTCCCTGCCTACAGGTATTACGCAGCGACGTTTGATGGAAAACTCAGATAAAACATCTGCAGAGCTAAGCACGATCCTGCTATCTGGATGTGTTCAGACAGTTAATGGCGCACCTTCACTAGGCGCCAGCACTGTTCTTAATCTAGGTATTGCAGACCGTGCTCAAATTGTAGAAGAGATTATGGCTCGCACCCCAGGCCCACGCCTTGGGGAGGTGAGCAAGGTCTGTAAGGCATGTGGTGAAGGTATTTCTCTACCACTTAGTCTTGTAGATTTGTTTCGCCTATAACGAGAAAGATTACGAAAACTTGTTAGATCAGTATGAGGTACTAACCCGCACCTTTACTGGCTGGACGCTAGCGGATATAAAGAACATGTCCGCTAGAGAACGACTTAACTGGATAGAAAGATCAAAGAGAGGTAGGAGAGTCTGATGGACATTAAATCGTTCTTCGGTTTAAACGGTAACTCGTTTACCAACATCAAGAACAGCCTCCTTGATCTAGCTAACGTCCTTGAAAACCAGATCATCCCTAAGATCCAGCGCGTAGAAAAAAGCGTTAGTAACATCGCAAAAGATGCTGCAAAGATCAATGGCGGAGTTGGTACCGGCAACAAGCTAGCTGATAGCGGAGCTCCAACAGCTAAAGCAACGGGTGATGGCGGTACAGGCGATACTGGCGGTGGGGGCGGCAACAGAGTAGCCGATAACGGCTCCTTTGCTGCAAAGGCCGTAGCTGCCGGAATGTACGGTATGAACATTCTGCAGAACGCAATGCCTGGAGTGCCTACGGCTGTTCAGCAAGACTTTCTAACTAATCGTGCTGCTTTCTATGGTGTTGCTGGCTTTGGAGGAACCTCAAAATCTCGAACCGATCAGATTAATGCGCTTCAACGTAAGATGGCCGCTCAAGGCACAATGCTTAATAGCATAGACTCTCTTAATGGAATTATGGCTGCGCAAAACAGTGGGCTAGGCGGAGCGACTAACTTCAATACCGGTGTTATTAATGGCATCGATACTTTATCTAACTTGATGCCTGGACTTGGCGGACAAGGTGCGGCTGCAGTAGCCGCTAACTTTAATGCCCCAACAACAGTAAATATGGCTCGTGCAATGGGTATTAACATCCGTGGGGCTAATGGCGACATCATGGGTGTTGACAAGATCATTGATCAGCTATGGGCTTACTTTAATAAGCCTGGCATGCCTATGCTTACGCCGGATCAAATTAAAGAGTCATGGATGCCAGGTAGATACTTCTACGAGAGCATGAACTCTTTGCTTAACGGTGATCAGATGAGTATGCAGGCCGTGTACATTGGGTTCTTAGCTAAAGCTCGAACTGGCGGTAACATACCCGTTCAAAACATCTCGAAATCAACTTTGCAGAATCTAAACGCATCAACCGCCACAATAAATGCTATTTCAAGAAATGTAGCTGGACAGACTAATTTACTAACAAAAACAGCTTCAGGTACAGCTGGAGGCTTTGCTGCATCTCAAGATCTAGGGGTACTTGCTAACAATGCGGCCGCTTCTTTAGGTTCGTTAGGCACAGCACTAGGCGCGATAAATGGCGCTTACACAGGCACTGCTGCTTTAGGCGGAGGTACTGGCGGAAAGATTATTAACACATTACTAGGTCTAATTGGTCTTAGAGCTGAGGGCGGCCCTGTAGGTAACAAGATGCCGTACATTGTTGGTGAAAAAGGACCTGAACTATTTGTACCTAAGACTGATGGAACAATTGTTCCTAATCATATGCTGGGCCTTAACAGGGGCAATGGGGGCGTCATGTCTGCTGGAGGCGCTAGTGGGTTTAGTAGAGAAGATTTTGCTGCCGCAGTTATTAAAGGTTTGGGGGGAACACCTACCCCACAAAGCATATCTAATATGCTTATGTGGGAAGGTAAAGAGGGCGGTAACTGGAGCAATACTGCAAAGTTCAATCCGCTTAACACCAGCTACCAAGAGCAAGGATCTACTAACTTTAATACAGGTAAGTCTGGCTCAGGTGTACAAGCCTATCTTTCTTGGCAGCAAGGGATAGACGCCACAATTAAAACTTTAACTGGCGCACATGCTGCAGACCGTGGATACACAAATATTGTTAAAAGCTTAACAAGCGGCGGAGCTTCTAATGCCGACTTCTTTAAGCTAATGCAAGCTTCTTCTTGGGATGCCGGTCATTACGGTGGTTCAGGCGGGGCTTCTTCCAGCGCAACTAGCTCTCCTACAAAAATTGCATTAGACGCAGCAACTTCTAAAGCTATGGCCGCTTCACAAGCAGCCCTAGCTACATCTGCTCAAATGCTTGGGGTAGCGAACCCATCCACCACATCAACAAGCTCCCCATCTAGCAATATAAATTATAACTACGGGGGTATCACAATTACTATCTCTGCGGCAGGTAAAGACGCTAAACAACTAGCGCAAGATCTTAAAAAAGAAATTGCTAAACAGACTGCGAGCCACTAATGACACCACTACCACCAGTAACTTTAACAACAAAATCAGGAAAGATTAGTCTGTTGCCAGCAGATTTAAAAAAACTGAGCCCGCAAGTAGCACATTCTTTACAAGAAGCTGTAGCCGTAAATAAAGCTCTACATATAAATACATCAACGCCTGTTCAAATTTCTGGCTTTGCTGGGTTCTATGACATTAACAATATTGTATATGCTGCTAATAAAAAACTACAAGACCCTAACTTTACCCCTCCTAGTACTAAGAATGGTGGGGCGCCTCAAGTACCAGTAGTACCTACTAACAATACTCCAACCAATATTAAGTTTAATCTTGCCCCTCACAAATGGAGCATGCCAACAAATCAAAAGTTATTTAATACAAGCTCTGATAGTCAAACTCAAGCGGATCAGAGCGTTCGTAGAGCTAGAATGTGGTGTTATCTTGGAGCAAGCGACTCTAACTACGCTACTGCAACTCAATCAGGATCTACCCAAGCAGGAGTTGTTGCTGGTGGAACTAACGTATCTAAGAGTTTAGATACTCAGTGGGGCTTTCAGTTCTTATGGAACCCTACTCAGATTGGGACTTCTGTACAACGAAACGCCAATTTGGTTCCACAAGCTATGGATGCTTGGGCTGGTAGAGCTCCGCTATTTCCGGGAACAGAGGCGCTGTCATTTGTAGCTATTATTAACAGAGTTAATGATTTTGCCTGTTTTAAAGCTTATCCTGATCAAGCCCCATACCATGCAGAAATGTACCCTAAGTCTGCGGGAGCAGGCAATAACACATCAGCTCTTATTAAAGATTTAATGCTAAAAGGCACCATGGCCGACATTGAGTTTATCTTTAAAATGATTAATGGTGATGGTGCAAACGGCGCTACTTGGACAAATGTTTTGGGAAGAAAAACAGCCGACATTAACTTCTTAGCGCCAACACCAGTAGCTGTACAGTTTGGTCCAAATGCTGACAGTCTTTCATACGTGGGTTGGGTTGAAAGCATTTCTGTATCTCATCAGATGTTTACTGAGGATATGATTCCAGTTCATTCTGAGGTAACTATTAATATGTCCACCTACTCTCAAAGTTCTCTTAAGTAAGGAGTACCAACTATGACAATTTATACTGGCTCTAGATACGAGTACTCTACTATTGACTTTGTATCTAAAACTACTAATGGACCTGACAATCCTATTGTTTTTTACTCTACCTACAATATTAACCCATTAAACTACTATGAACACGCGTACGTTGCCGGTGAAAGATTAGACCAGATCTCAACTAAATACTACAAGACTCCGTTTCTATGGTGGTTAATAGCCGAGGTTAACCCTAAAGTAGACTTTACAAACATACCCGCAGGCACAGTACTTAGGATAGCTAATGTTTAATTACATTACTGTTTCTTTTCCTAATACCACTTTGCCCCCGGCACGCGTTTATGACTTAAGCTTAAAGCAAAATAGGTACCAACACGAAGTTGCAACCATCCAGTTTCGTGACTGGGGCGTTGACTACGACAACGTAAGCTCCGGATCGCCAATATCCTTTACCATTAATAATGGATTAGAGTCCAAAGTTTTTATTGGCTACATAGACCATGTAACCACACAAAATGAGCCTGGGTCTAACCTAACTGAAGTGGTAGCTATAAGCTCCTCATACGTCTTTAAAAACGAATCTCAAAAAGTGTATAAAGGACTGTCAGCAGATGCAATTATTCAGCAGATTGCGGCTAAGCATAGCTTCTCTTGTTATGCCATCCCACACCCAAGAGTGTATCCACAAGTGTCTCAAGCTGGCCACACTGACTGGGAGTTCTGCGTTAGATTAGCGAAGCAAAGCGGCTATTCTCTAAGAACAGAAGGTACAGAGATCTATTTTCAGCCCATGATGTACGACTACACACAGCGTAGGTCACAAGCAAAGAAGTTCACAATGCGAAGCCAGGCTAACCCAAGCGGATCTAACTTGTACTCTTTTTACCCTGTAATTGGCGAGAGCATTGACCATGAGGGGGATAAAAAAGCCGCTATCTCTGTATCAGGTGTTGATCTAAACACTTCTTCACCTGTAGCAATAGTAAATCAAAAAAGAAATAAGAACACCAGGCTTAATAGCAAAGCAGAGTTCTTTGATAAGTTCCAAACTCATGTGGTTGCGCTTGACTCTCAAGTAGCTAATTATGAGGCTAAAGCCGCGGACGATAGAGCTGTATTTCCTTATAGAGCCGTGGCTGAAGTAATAGGTGACCCTTCTTTACGCCCAGATCTACCTGTGTACCTTGACGGACTTGGCAATAACTACTCAGGGTATTGGGTTATCTTAGGTACAGAGCACGTAATTGTAGAAGAGTCTAGAAATGTATTTAAGTACACAACGTTACTTCATTTAGGCACAGACTCTCTTGGACCCGCGGTTAAGTGGACAGATGGCGCTTTGATTAGCTCCCCTGATTACGCCCCATCTAGAACAATTATCCCTGGGGTGCGCCAAACAAATAAACCACCTACCTCAGCTTTAAGAAGAACATCTATTGCGTATTCCCCAGCCGCTAATGGCCAGTTTAGTGCGGCAAAGAACAAGCCGCTTCCTTTGTTAAACAAGCAGCCTATTAAAGGCCCAACGTGGGCTGCCTCTAAGCCGGCTGTACAGTCAGCCACTCAGCCAAATACAAGCTCTTCTTCTTACACTAAACGCCTACTTACAAAGGTACCTAAGCCATGATGAACGAAGACAAGCGATTTTATGGGATATACCAAGGGATCTGCACTAACAATGAAGACCCAGACAAACTGTACAAAATAAAATTACAAATACCTCAAGTCCTAGGAACAGAAGAAACGGACTGGGCTCTTCCATGCCTACCAGTTACATCTGATGCCGAACACTTAGATCATAAAGCGCATACGGCCGCTCAAGTAGCAGCCTTATTAACAACGTCGTCTACCTCTGTAAGTGGCTCGGATCCACAGGGGGGATCTGTATCTATAACTATCCCGGCTTTAACCGTTGTGGCCAAGGGCGGCGCTGGTACATTAGCTCACCCGCACGTCACAAGCGCAGACCCGCTAGACACAGATGGATCAGAGATTGGCCTAACCGCCGCTGAGCACACGTATCACCGTAAGGTGCCAAATGTCGGTCAACAAGTTTGGGTCATGTTTATAGCCGGAGACCCTAACTTTCCAGTATGGATGGGAGTACAACTATGAGTAAAGCTATAGCTTTGCCGTTTTCTTTTGACGCTAATGGAGCGGTCAACAACACTCAAGACCCTAAGAAGGTACTTCAAGATCGAATTGCGTTAGTAGTAATGACTTATTTGGGTGAGCGTGTTAACCGACCTAACTTTGGCTCTAACATAAAGGCAGTCTCTTTTGAGAACATGACAGAGGCAGCTCAGCTTATAAAGCAAGAGGTTGCTGTG